TGGTAAAAAATATTTAACAAGGAAAAAATATTGCCAAGGGGTTGGTAGAGCGATAGTTAATAGTATTAGGGCTAAAAGAAGAGCCTCTCAATTACAGAGAACTGTACCTTGGGCTGATTTAAAAGCCATAAAAGAATTTTATAAAAATTGCCCTAAAGGTTATGTAGTAGATCACATAATACCATTACAAGGTAAAAATGTAAGCGGTCTTCACGTGTTAAACAATTTACAATACTTAACAGCTAGTGAAAATGCGAGTAAAGGAAACAAATATGAACATAGATAAATTAAGAGAACAATTAAAAATAGATGAGGGAGTACGTTATGAAATTTATAACGATCATCTTGGATACCCAACTTGTGGTATTGGACATTTAATTGTTGAAGGTGACGAGGAACATGGAAAACCTATTGGTACAGAAGTAAGTGTTGATAGAGTAAATGAATTATTTGATAAGGATGTATCTAAGTTTGTAGAAGAAACTAAAAAGGTATTTCCTGATCTAGAAGATAAACCAGAAGAAGTTCAACAGGTAGCTGTAAATATGTGTTTTAATTTAGGTGAGCCAAGATTATCTAAATTTAAAAAATTTATTGCCGCTATCAATGAAGAGAACTGGGAAACAGCCGCCGCTGAGATGCTAGACTCTAGATGGGCCCAGCAAGTAGGTGAGAGAGCTGTAAGATTATCAAAAAGAATATTAAGTTTAGCTGAGTGATTACATTTTAATAAATCAGCTATGATATATAGTAAACATAGGTCTACTTAGATCTGTGGATGAGTTGTTATGAAGATTACAAAAAAAGAGATAATTAAAATATTACATTGTGCTGGATACTTGTTTGTATTTGGTTTTATATTAGTAAATATTTTAGGAATGATGAACTAATGAATAATTATGAAATAAGCCTATTCCCGTTTCAACAGGAAGTATTTGATCATCCAGCAAGATTTAAAATTGTTGCCGCTGGTCGAAGAACAGGTAAGAGTTACTTAGCATCTGTTATGGCTTATAATCATTGTTTAGAACACAGAAACCAAAGGGCTATTCTTATTGGCCCTACAGTTTCTATGATTAGAGAATCTATGTGGACTACTCTTAAAAATATAGTTCACCCAAGTCATATTGAAGGTTTACCAAGAGAGATGGATTTAGAAATCAGATTTATAAATGGTTCTAGATTATCACTTAAAGGTTTCGATAGGCCCGATAGTTTAAGGGGAATATCACCTTCGCCAAGTTTTATTGTATTAGACGAATTTGCTTTTATTAAACAGAACGCTTTTACGGAAGTTGTGTTACCGATGAGTACTGACCCAAAACGTAAAGCCAAGGTAGTTATTATCAGTACACCAAAAGGTGTTTCTGGTGATTTTTACCAATTGTTTAATAAAGGCCAAGAAGATAATCCATTATGGAAGAGTTGGCAATTTACAGCTGAAAAAGTAAGACCTGATATGAAGGAAGAAATAGCTTTGGCTAGATCAACCTTAGATCTTAAAACTTTTGAGCAAGAATATTGTGCTACTTTTAACAATACTGGAGATTCTGTATTTTATAATTTTAACCGAGAAGTGAATGTCTCGGATAATTTATTACCTTTTTCTGAAAAAGAGCCTGTACTTTGTGCTATAGACTTTAACATAAAGATTATGGCCACAAGTGTATTCGCCCAGAGAGGTGATCAATTACATTGTTTAAATGAATTTTATGGGTCTGCTGATACCCATCAATTAATTCGTAAAATTAAATCAGTTTATAAAGGTCGAGATATTACCGTTTATCCTGATGCCTCTGGTAATGCTAGAAAAACAAGTGCCTCTACTGGGGTTACTGATTTTAGCTTATTAAGGAATGCAGGATTTAAGGTATTAGCTAGATCTAAACAACCGCCTATTATAGATAGTGTTAACTGTGTTAACCATTTATTAAAGGATGCTAATGGCCATAGTAGGCTATTCTTTAACAAGGACTGTACACGTACTATTGCTAGTATGGAACAGACATCTTGGAAGGAAGGTTCTACTACTGGTATGGATAATGCAAGTATAGATAAATCTGGTGGAGTAGAACACTTCTCTGACGGAGTTAGATATATCTGTGAGTATCTGTATCCTATAAATAAACATAAGCCCGCCGTTATTCGTGATAGTGGCTGGAGCTTTTAGTATATAGGGGGTTGTATATAGGGCTGTATAAAAGGGCCCGTAATATTGATTATATGGCTGATTAATCAAGGTATTCAAACGATACCCTGGTTAACACTATAGCCCTGTAATCATTACCCTTTTGTGTTCATGGCCCTATGGCTTTAGTAGCCAGAAACACCTATGCGAGCCAAATCTTTTTTAGAATTATTCTAAACTACAACCGCCCAAAGCCCAAAGCCAACGGCGTTGCAGGCTCTAACCCAAGAGTATCAGGCGATATAGGCCTTAGGCCTGGGGCGTGGGGGTAGCTATGTAAGAATTTGTAGG